CAGGAACTCAAAACAGGAGTTCGAAAGACATTTAGAACATTGAAGAAAAGTGAAAGATTTATCTTGGAAAATCAGATTGGTGAATCACTTAAAAAATATTGTTCTAGTGTGTTGAATGGAGTTGCTGATGATTGGATCAGTACTTTGGAAGATGTCGCTCTCACATGTGTTGCGTTGAGTGAAGCACAAAGTATGCGACAGACAATATCTATATTGATGTTGTACGTCAAAACTAATATGACACATAGTGCCTGCGGGTATATGCAAGCATTTTTTGAAACACTATTGGCTCCATGTGTCATGGATAACCAAATTGGAGCAGATTTATGTGATCCCGAATGGTTGTCGGGATTGCGTGATTTATCTCGTAATTGGCAGAAAGTGACTATGAGTAAATTCTTCTGCCAGTTGTCACAATTGTTGGGTGCTATATGTGCATTGGGATTATGTAAAGCTTCTCATTTGAATGTTACTCTAGGAGGATTACAGATATTTTCAAGTGTCCACCAGGAAAAACATAAGGGCGCCATTGACATGTTTGCTGCACTCGTTTCCACTACAATGTACTTTATTGAAGGTGGATATAGGTGTTTTCAATTGAAGAGTTTGCAGCCTTTTTTATTGAACGATAATGAAGCAACTCAATTTGATGAGGAATATTTTGCTTTAATGGAGTTATCTCCATTGATGAAGGCAGGAAATATGGAACGAGTTCGAAATGTTTCAGAAAATGATCTTGATTTTAGGTTGAATAAGGCCATAGAACAAGCAGATACTTTGTACAGAGTTTGCCAAGGTACTTTTGAGAAGAAAGTCTTGCATGAAAAATTAATGCAGTTGCGTAAAATGCGTATTGAATTTTTGACAATTCGCGCTGATGGCGGACTGCGTGAACGACCATATGCGTATTATGTTAAAGGTCCTTCTGGAGTAGGTAAATCTTCAATTTCAGCTATCATGATGCGTACCATTTTGATGGCCAATGGGCATGATGCAAGCGATGAAAGAATTGTCAATTTGAATGAAGATGATGCATATATGTCAAATTATCGTTCCTATGTGAACGGAGTGTATTGTGACGATTTGGGAAATACTCAGGCCCAATATCTTGACAAGTCGCCTATGTCTAGAATGATTGATTTGGTTAACAATGTTAAAAATTATGCTGTGATGGCTGAATTGGAATTAAAAGGCAAAGTAACTTTGGAACCTAAGTGTGTTGGCTCTACTTCTAATTTGGATTTGATGAGTTTGGCAAGTCATTTTTCCAATGAGCCTTTTTCAATAATCTCACGTTTTAATGTGCAAGTTGATGTGGTTGTGAAGAAAGAATTTTCGCATACAGATGGTAGATTAGACCAAACCAAAGTTTTTGCTGCTTTCCCTGAAGGAATACCGCCAGTTCCAGATTTATGGGATCTGAGAGTTTATGGTCCTATGGATGGTACTGGAAATTGGCATAAGCGAGTAGAAATCATGGGGATTAAGACTTTGCCTCAATTACTGCAGTTTGTCTCACATGAATCACGGAAACATGCTTTCAATCAGAAAAATTTCTTGAGCAGTGTTAAGAATTTAGATGTGAAATTAAAATTGTGTGATGATTGTAAAGTACCACAATCAATTTGTGCGTGTAATTTATGTAATCAAATTGGTGGTGTTGGCTTTGTGCCGGAATATGTAGTGCGATGGTATGATAGTCTCGTACTAGCGTTTCCATGGTGGATGAGTAGTAATTTTTTCATCAATGTCGCCGTACTTTGGAGTCACAGATTTTACATCTGTTATTTCCGCAGTATCATTTTGGTGATTGCATGTTTTTTGGTTGGAGGTTGCTATTCAATATACATTCAGAGATTGTTGGTGGGGTTCTTGTTTATTGCATGCATTTTTTCATTCTTGTTGTTTCATCGACGCCGAATGGAATATGTGCGTGTCATTGCACGTCAACGTGGGCATATGGTGCGATTGTTTCGTGTACAGAGAACTCAACTAGCTTTGACTATCTGTGCAGGTAGTGCAGTGTTGCTTGTTGTATATAAATTTTTGAAACAAATGCGCCATGTACAGGATGTTTGTCAACTCAACAATCAAGGATCATTAGATCCCCAAAGTGTTGAAGACATTCAGCAGCGCGATTCTG